CGTCGCTGAAGAAGATTGCGCTCTCGTTCGGATTGATCACCTTCGTGGCGGCGTTGTCGACCAGTACGCCACCCGAGGGCGTCCAGGTCAGTGTGCCGCTGCCGGCGTTGATGACGTAAACGAACCAGCCGTTGCCGAGCGTCGCGGGAGAAGCCGGCGAGAAGACGGAGACGCCGCCGGTTTCTAAAAGTACGCGGGCGCGGTCCGCCGCGGCCGGAGAGTAGTTGCCGTTGATCGACGTCGTGACGAGGTCCTGGTTCAGCGTCGTGACGATGGCCTTCAGGCCCGCGCCAGCCAGGGTGGCGGCATTGGCGGTGGAGGTGCCGGCACCGAACTGCACGACGGCCCAGACGCCTGCCGTGGTCGTGTTGTCCATCAGATAGATGTACCACGCCTCACCGGAGGCCACCGTGACGATGACGTTGCCGGTGTTGTCGAGCACCGAGAAGGTGTTGCCCCCGACGTTGCGCCACAAGACATCCATACCCGTCGATACCTGATTGGCGGGCGGCATCGTGATCTCGACGCCGACGGCGGTCGCCGTGACATCGATCTTCTGCGCGACGGCGTCGGCGTCGGGCTCGATGTTGAGCGGCCACTGCAGCGCGACGTCGTCGGCGAGGCTGTAGGCGGTGTAGCTCAGCTGCGCGGGGGCGACGGTGTTGCCGCCGAACAGTTCATTGAATACGGTCATTGCGTGTTCCTCGTCTGGGCGCGGTCTGCGATCTTAGCCATCTCGTCGGCGTTCAAGCCCTCCAGCTCGGACTTCAGCATGATGGTCCAAGTCGGGATGCGGTTGTCGTTGTTCAGGTAGGGCGCGAGATAGAGGAGGCACTGGAATAGCAGGGCGTTCGGAATGAACTCCGTCAGGTAGTTGGTCTGGACGTCGGGGCCGAGCATCTGCGGGAGGCGATACATCGTGATCTCGAAGGGGTAGGCTTGGTCGGGCGTCGGTCCGAGCAGCCAGTTGTCGAGGTTGTAATCCGTGTAGTAGCGCGGCGTGTCGAAGGACGTCGTGTCCGGCGAGATCAGGTTGATCAGCTCGAAGCTGCGGGCGCGCAAGATGCGGCGGATGGGGAACGTCGTCGAGTTGGCGTTGTTGGTGCGCAGCACGAACGTGATGGTATTGCGCCACCCCGTGGGCTTGATGAGGACGCGGCTCTGTGGTGTGACGGAGCCCACGACGATGTCGCGGTAGCCCTGGATTTTCAGTCGGTTCGCAAGCGAGATTTGGGCGCGCGAGATGATCTGCGGGATTTGGTCCTGCAGCAGCGTGTTGCTTGTCTCGGACTGCTCGGCGTATTCGAGCAGGTTCGCGACGAGGCTGTTGTAGGTCATCACTTCGGCCACTTAGTCCTCCCCAGTAATCGGCAGCTCGTCGGCGTCGGGGCCGGCATCGAGCGGCGTGTCGGGACGCACGAAGGGCAGATTGATCTTGTCAGGCGAGCGCGCCGGCAGCTTGTAGGGGTCGTAGTCGTCGCGGTCGGCGACGCACACCATCAAGCCCGGGACGTTGGGGTCGGGCTTCAGCATGTCGAGTGGGAACTTGAACGAGCAGCGGCCACAGATGCCAATGCCCAGCGTCTGGTTGCCGCGAGTGTCGAGGAAGATGCCGCCGGGCCTATCAGTCTTGCCGCCGCCCTTTGGCTTGGAGGTGTAGTCGCTGGTCATGCGGTGTAGGCGCTCACGCCGAGGTCGTAGTTGGTGGGGGCGGGGTCGCGCTCTTCACTCTCAGCCAGGAACATCGCCTCCTTCTCTTCGCCGACAAGCATCTCGTAGCGCTTCATGTCGGCCTCCTTGAGGGAGCGACACAGCCGGCGGGCCATGCACGCCGTGATCGCATCGAACCAGCGAGCGGGGACGGGCAGCGACTGCGTGATCTCTTCGATCTGGTCAAGGTACTGCGTCGACCACGTCACGAGGGTGTCGTAGCGCGCGGTGCGATCCGGCATCGGCCAGACGTAGAGCGTCGGCGCCGAGATGTCGCGGCTCATGTACCAGTTCAGGACTTGGCCCGGCATGTACTTGTTGGGCTGGCTGGAGTAGTCGTCGAGGTTCCAGGGCCCGAGGTTGATCTCCATCGCGTTGTTGCCGAAGAACAGCTCGGCGCACGTGAAGGGGACGTCGGCCGAGGACCTCACTCTCCAAAAGAGAGCGCCATCGACAGGGCCACCTTGGAGATCGACCCACTCCCACTCACGGGCACCGGTGAAGGTGACTGTCGTCGAGGAGATGGTGTTCCAGGTGACGTTGTCGTTGGACCACTCGTAGAAGAAGGCGTAGACGCCGGGGCCGCCCGACAGGACGCCGACGGTGTCGACCTTCGTCGCGGTGTCGAATTGGGCGGTGATGCTGCCGTTGGCGGCGGTCTGCACGCAGGCCGTGTCGAAGTCGTCGTCGAAGGCGAGCGAGGCGTCGCCGCCGTCGGAGGTGATCGATGTGACGGGGAGCATGCGCTGCAGCGTGCGGCGGTTCAGCGTCGTCACGAGATTGACGCCCGGGGGCAGCGGCACCTCGAACTCGCGCTCGTAGCACGGCAGCACGACCTGCTGTCGCATCCAGAGCTGGAAGCCGCGGTTCATCAGCTGCGTCAGAAGCAGGTTGAGCTGGGTCAGCGCCTTGTAGACGATCTCGCCCGTGATCTGCTCGGGCGCGATGCCGGCGCGCGAGCACGCCTCCTCAAGGAGGTCTTCGGCGGTGTATGGGAGCAGAGCGCCAGTAATTGCGGGCATTAGACGCCTTTCTCAGGCCTATACGCCCGCCTCCAGGATGACCCCTGACATAGACTGCGGCGACGCGGCGGTCGTGATGACGAAACGAACTGCGCGAACCGGGGCGGTGAGGGCTTCCACGAAGGCGGCGCTCTTGCCCGTCATGTTGGCGCTATCGATCCACACCTGCGTGCCGTTCGGCCAGTTCGGATCGAAGACGTCGTCGTAGGTGTACTGCGCCTTGTAGGTGGGCGGGGACGCCGACAAAGTCGTGACGGCCACCGACACCGAGAACGGGCGCAGGTAGATGTCGAGCGGGTAGGGCTGGCTGTAGCCCAGGCCATTCACACCGACAGTCATGTTGGCGGCGACGGCGCCGCTGACGGCGATGCTGGTGACCGTGTAGAAGGACTTCGTCGAGGCCTTGGTCGTGGTGTTCGGGAGCGACAGCGTCTCGGTGATCGTGTTGCCGGACTTGTCGGTGCCGGTGATCGTGGCGTTGACGGCCGTGACGTTCGAGGTCGTCGTGAAGAGAAGGAACTGCTGCGCACCGAGCGTGGCGACGCCGCCCGCTACCAGCGAGCCGTTGAGCACGAGGTTGGCGGCGCCAGCCGTAGTCTGCGCCAGAGCGATGTTGTTCGCCGAGCTGGCCGTGGGCGCGTACGTGAAATTGATCGGCCTCATGGCGTCCCTTCAGGGCAAGCCGTCACCGCAGCAATGCGGTGACGGGAGTGAGATTATCGCTGCTTCGCGACGTTGAGGTTGTCGACCGACAGGACGTGAGCGATGGCGGTTGCGTTCAGGAGGCCAATGGTCTTCGTCAGACCGACGGTCGGCGATACGCTGGCGGTGTTGAACGAGCCGATCAAGACGTCGTTCAGGTAGGCGCGCCAGTAGCCGTCGGCGGCGGTGTAGACCATCGCGACCTCGACGAAGGTGTCGTCTGCCATCGCGCCGAGTGTGACGCTCGTGCTCACGCCGGCCTTGCGGACGCTGGCGAGCAGCGACGTAGAGGCGGCGGCCTTCGTGAAGAAGATGCCGTTGGCCGGAAGCGAGGCCACGGGCGTGGTGTCGGCGATGGCCATGCCGATGATCAGGGCGGTGTTGGTCGCGTCCGACACCTTGAAGCGCGCGGACAGATGGAAGTCCTTCGTGCTGACCCAGGTGTAGGGCGTGATCACGGCGGCGTTTCCGCCACCCCACTGGATCGATGCCTCGTCGGAGGCGCCGGCCGCGGCGTTGGTGATGAGTAGCCAGCCGCCGTCACCGGTGGTCGAGAGGACCTCCGTCGAGCCGGCCGCGGTCTCGGTCAAAATCCACTCACCGGTGCGGTACGCCATGAAGTCATCGAAGTCGTCGACATAGCGCTGCGGGCGGGGCTGAAGGAAATTCCCCCAGGCACCATCCTGCGTGGCGTCTACGACGCCGGCCGGGTAGCGGGTAGGGTTGTTGGGACTGGGCATTTATGCTCCTACAGAGAAAAGAGGCGGGGCGATGGGCGGTTGGCTCCGGGACTTCCACCCACCGCCCCTACTCCCGGCACAGGGGCCGGGAGTTATGCGGTGAGACGCTTACGCGCCGGGCGTGCCGTAGACGGTGCGCCAGTTGGTCCAGCCGGCGTCCCAACGGGACGTGACCTTGTACCTCATGCTGTCCGTCTCGAAGTCGCCTTCCATGCTCTTCTCGGCCATGCGCCTCGTGATGAACTGCAGGCCCATGCGCTCGTCCGTATTGATCCACCAAGCCGTCGGCGAGGTGAGGCGAGTGATGACCGTGTAGCCCTTCGGCAGGATTTTCGTCGACATCACGGGATTGATGTCGTTGTTGGCCTGACCGGTACGCAGCGCAGACTTGGTGATCACTTCGGCCTGGAACTCGTTGTCCGGGGAGACTACGAGGCCCTGCGGCGCGATGCGCACCTTCTTGGTGTCGTTGTCCTGTGCCTTGCGGATTTGGATCAGCAAGTTCTCGACGCTGGTCTGCGAGAGGGCAGCCGGGGTCGCCAGGACGTTGGAGAGCGAGCCGCCCGAGATCGGGTGGGCCGAGTTGACGAGTGAGACGCCGTCGCCGCCCGGGAACGAACCCGAGAAGCTGTTGTTCAGCACGTTCGCGGTCACCGTCTCTTCGGTCTCGATCATCGCCTGAGCGAGCTGCTCAGAGAAGATGCGGCCGAGGTTGATGTGATCGCCGTCCTCGACCAGGACCTTCGTCAGAGCGAAGGCGCAGCCATAGACGCGGAAGACGTAGCGCTTGTCGAACAGCACGCCACCCGACTTGTAGGTGACGGGCATGCCGTCCGGCATCTGCGGCGCGGCGCCGAGGCCGAACAGCACCGGCTCGTCGTGGTACGCACGCTTGATGCCGGGCTTGACGCGGAACACCTGACGGTACTCATCCTTGCGGATTTTGTAGACGCCGTCGAAGTGCTGGTTGAGGATGGGTTCCACGATCACGCGGAACTGGGTGGAATTCATCGGGGCAGCCATGTTACATACTCCTCTTCAACCGCGCCCTTAGGCGACCGGGCCCTGATAGGACTGGATGGTGACGCGCAGCTGAGTGAAGGCATCGCCCCAGGCGTTGTCTTCGTACGGTGCGAGGTCTTGGACGGTGTACGTGGCGGCTGTCGCACCGGTCGTGGTGGCGTTCAGGGCCTGCGTAGAGCCGCCCGTGAAGGTCGAGCCAGAGACGGCGCCGACGAGGTTGGCGCCCTCGCCTCGGGCCGTGATGGCGACCGAGCCGTTGGCCTGGGCCTCGTAGGTGATGCCCTTGTCCGTGTTCACGTAGAAGCGTGCCGGGCCGAGGGTATCGTACGTCTGGCCAGACGGCCAGTACGGGAGGACGAAGTACTTGCCGGCCGAGCTAAACTCGCAGCCAGCGAAGGAACCGATGGTGACGTCGGCGCCGGCGGCGCAGACAATCAACGTGCCGTCGGTCGTGTACTTGACCGGGGTGTGGGTGAAGATGTTGGAGGCGTAACCGGAAGCGACGCCGTTGAGCAGCTCGGTCTGGCGGATAACGCCCGACGGATGCCACACAGGGCGGACGCCGTAAGGCTGGGCAGTAGCGGACATGGAGAACACTCCTAGTGCTAGAAGAAACAGATGATGAGACCGAGCACTTGCTCGACCACTCGTCGTTCCGACCAACAGCACCGGGAACTGTTCCACCGCCTCACGAGGGCGACGACTGCGTTTCCTTAGCGGGTCTCCTACGGACTACAGCATCTATGATTGCATAATGAGACTACAAAAAACAAGGCCCTCAGTTTCCCGAGGGCCTTGTTGGTTGGGAGCAGGGGTGGGATTTGAACCGCACGACCTCCAGGTTATGAACCTGACGAGCTACCAGACTGCTCTACCCTGCCGTCTCTGCTACTCGAACTGCTTCGGCGGGCGCCGGAAGCGCTGGACCTCCTTGAAGTCCTCGGTGAAGTTGACGTTGCCGCGGCCGGCGACGCGCTCACCCAGGTCCTGGAGGGGATCGAAGATGTCGCGAGCCATATCCCTAGGAAGATCATGGTGGAACTCTCTCATATATTGCTGGTACAGCGCTTCAGGGCACTCCATGCCGATCATCTCGCGCCAACGGACTTGGCCGTCGTTGGTCGAGGCGTCCTTCGTGGAGGCCTGCTCGGGGTGCCACTGCGCGCCCTCGGCCTCCAGCTGCTGCATCGTCAGGTAGCGATAGCCCAGCGACAGCAGACGCGAGGGGGTGTTGGTGGCGTGGCTCGTGGTTGCCCAGAAGCGATGCCAGCCGTCCTTGTGCGGCAGGTTCGGCAGGTGGGTCTGGGCGTAGCGCTCGCGGAAGGCGCGCCGTGAGGCAGGGTCCGTCGGGGCGTTCGCGTTCTCCCAGTCGCGGTTGCTCATCTCGCGGCTGTTGAAGCCGCCGCGGTCGCCGTAGGTGTCGTCGCGATCACGGGTGTTGTGGCTCATCCGGCTGTCTTCGACCTCCGCCTTGTCGTTGGGATCGAGCGGGCTCATGCCGTCGAGGTTCTTGCTGCGCTGTACCATTGTCTACTCCCTATCGGTTCTGTCGGGCTTCTTTGGCTGCCGCCTGAAGGCCGGCGCGCCACTGCTTGATGTATCCCTCGCGCTCAGCGAGCTGGTCCTTGTCGAGGCCCTTCTTGTCTAGCAATCCAAGCTGGTCAAGAGTGTCCCGCGCGAGAGGCGGGAGGTCGCGGTCGCCGCCCGTTGAAGGGCGGCCGCCACCGGCGCCACGCCGGCTGCGCGGCGGAAGGCCGCCGCTGTTACGACGCGGAGCCGGCTTGCGCTCCTCGCGAACGTCGTCGTCGCCTCGGTCGTCGTCGCCACCCTCAACGTCAGAGCCCAGGCCGCGAGCTTCAACTCGGCGCTCAAGCTCTTTCCAATAACGCGAAGTGTTCGGCTTGAAGCCCTGGTTGACCAGGGTGTCGTCGATGGACTTGACGATCTGGCTGTCTTCATCCTGGTTGTCCTTCGGATCGAACCAGGGGTGTCGATCCATGAAGATGTTGCTAAGACGTTCTGCCTCAGGGTCCACGTCGACCATACCGACGGAGCCGCCGTCGGCCGCCTGCTTCGGCGTGAACTGGCCCTGCTGTGCGACGTATTCGAGCCGCTGGCGCTCGTTGCCGAGGACCGCGAGGCGGTTGTTGGCGGCGTCTCGGAGCTGCATCGCCTTCTTGATGCGGGGCGCATCCTGGTTGGCGATGGCGTCCGCTAGGGCGGTGTCGATCTGGTCGAGCTGGGCCTGTACTTGCCCGATCTGGCCATCGACGCCGCCGACGTGCATGCCGAGCTGTGTGCGCGACATGTTGCCCACGGCGCCTTCGAGCTGGCGGATGCGGGCTTCCTGCGCCAGGATGACGGCGCGGGACTGGTCGCGGGCGTCTCGGCGGGCTTTGTTGCGGCGGGCGCGCCGCGAGGAGCCGCGCTCGGATGGGCCGTCGCCGTCGTCTTCATCGTAGG